CGATTTCAACCATGTTATTAATGTTGACTGATCCAACATAATTAGGATTTACCCCGCCATTTGCCTTGGCTCTTGTCCACATCTGATCAAGTGTGCCGACCTCAAATGCAACATCTTCTTTGCTAAAGTTACCAAAAGGATTGCTAAACTTAGCAACAACCTGCGCATCTCTGGCTGCTAATGCCGCCTCTCTGCGTTTAATAATCTTATCGTCAATTACTTTTTTTAAAGAATAACGCATAGACAGCTCGGCTTGATCAAACGAGTTGTCAAAATCTGCTAAGGCATAACGATCTCTGCCAATTGTATCACGCAACCGCTGCTTAATTTCTTCGCTTTGAGTTTGCCACAATCCGCTGCCGTCCTCCCTAAGCACGTTAAAGATGTCGTCTGTTTTGGACAATTCGTCTTGTATGCGCATCAGCTCTTCTTTTGCGCCCAAGATTGCTTCGTTGCGTTTTGTCTCAACTTCAAACTTGTACATAGTGTTAGCAAACTGACCCGCCTGATATATTAACTCAGCGACTGGTTTCGCTTTTGCTAACTCAGCTTCAGCGGCAGCTTGCGGAGACATACGCGCCTTAAAAGAGCGACCAGGTGCTTCAGTGGTAGCCCGAATTTGCGCTCTATATACTGGTATCTTAAATGCCATCTGCGTTGCCTTAACCTATCCAAACAAATTCGTTTTATACGCTGTTTGAGCGCCTTGACCAAATCCAGAAATAAGAGATGCTGTGCCAGATGCCCGAGCAGACGCAGCAGCCGTGCCGCCTTCCATGCGCGATAGTTGTGCATTTAGCCTAGCTTCTTCTTGAGCATCACTAATTTGCAAATTAGTAACAGAGTTGTTAAAAGCCGCTGTTGCTTGAGCAAAATCAAACTCTCTCGCACTTTCTCTTAATGTGGCTAAGTTTGTTCCCATCTCTAGCTCAAAACCAGTAAATGCCTGAGCTGATCGAGCGCCGCCTATAATGTCGCGCTCAAACGCCTGCTTCGCTCTTTCCGTGTCCACTGCAAACTGTTTGTTTACAAATTCTCGCTGCCTCTCAAGTAAGCTAATATCACGCTCAATAATAGTAGCATTAAACTCACCCGCAGCTAATGCCGCAGCCGCAGCTCTATCCGCTGCTTGCTTCTGCTGTATCCCGCCTACGACAGAAGCTCCCGCAGATATTGCAGCTAAAGGGTTTCCCGCGATAATTGCTAAAGGGTTACACATCAGTCACACCTACTTATCAAACGTGTTCATGCGTGGATAGAACGCTAGAACTGTCATGGGCAAGGGTTGCCCTTGTTTAATATATACACGATCATCGTCATCAAAGCCACCATCGAACTCAATGTCTTTGTCGCCCGTAAACAACGGAACCGCTTCGTCCATCGCCATTGAACTGTCGCGGAAGAATATGCGGTCTATCTCACCAGCATCGTTTCCGACTTCTGCACCCACTGTCTCAAAGAAACGAACTGTGATTGCATGTATGCGCTTTGGCTTACCTTGGCTCGTACCGTCAACCGATCCGCTATCAATACGCAACGTCTGCATAGTGCTATCAAATCCATAACCTACCGCAGCACTTGTTGCAGAATAATCTAACGTAATCCCACCGCTGCTGACTGTCTCGTCTGGGTGCGATGCACCGTTGCCTAGAACCTGCAACGTTTCACCTTCTAGGTGATACAAGCCGCTCAGTGTTGTTGTCGCGCTACCGCTGTATGACAGGCCACTATCTACAAAGAATGCAGATGTAGTGTCATCGCCAAAGTCAAACGGTTTCAGTTTTTCAATGTATCTCTTGGTGTCGCCATTGATTGTGCGCTTTACAATCATGTACAAGCTGTCCTCGCCTGTATCAGTCGGTAGCGTGGCAATGCTTTCTACAACAGCTTGACCGCTATCAAACTCACCACCAATCACATGCTTATGCCATGCAACAACTTGCTCCTCACGGCGATAAGTCATGCCTAGAAGTGTACCATCATCACGCACACACCAGACAACGCTGTCAGGCTCTTGCTGATACGCCATCTCTGTAATGCCGCCCTCAGTCACATGCTCCGCAAGAATAGTCATGTCAGGCGCAGAATAGCCACCAGTGTTTACATCACCAACAAACTTAAACTCGCGTATCTTTCTATTCCCACGCTGCACAAACAGAGTAACATCTGCAACTTGCACAGGCTCAATCAATGCCGTGCCATAATTTGAATACTTACGAATAAGTGTCGTGGTAGGTGTAACAGGCCCATCGTTTGTTGATGTAAGCACGTATTCGCCGCCAGACGTACCCACAGTCAGAACGCGCGTAGCAGATAGGAAGCGTATCGCATTTACCTGATTGGACGCAATCGTGTAAATCAAAGCATCATCGTCAGATGATCCAGTGTGAAAGTTGTCATAGTCCCCGTTCTTACTAAACCACAGCGTCTGAGGATTGTTGTTCGTTGCGCCAAACACCAACCGCTGCTCAAAGAAAGACACAACGCTTGGGTAATTGTTTGCGCTTGAAATTGTAGGCGTATCGTTTTCATTGACTGAAAACGTAGCAAACGTCCAAGCATTATGATCTGTGCGCGTTAGTGTCCGTATGGCATAACTAGGATGCACAAGGTACATTGTATCCGCAGACTGAGCAAACCGCAGATCAGGCAGATCATCTTCGCCATACGGTGATGCAATCTCATAGATCGCCGTAGCCGTGCCACCTGATGTGTACGCTGTAAAGTTTGTTGTATCTATGTCATTGCCGAACAAATCCTGCAACGAGAACGTATTGGTTGTGACATTGGCAACCTTGTAGTTACGCCCGTTTATTTCTGTCATGCCGACAATGCTATCAACAAACACCTCATCGCCGTTGCTAAATCCGTGCGCGTTACTTGTTAGAACGCCAGGGTCAGCTTGCGTAATGGCTGTGATATTCTTGTCTGTTGAAGCAAGCACAGCTTCGTCGTTGCGATAGACGCGCATAGTGTCATCGCCAAACTCCAAGATGTACGTGTCAGATGTTTTGAACTGAAACGGGATCAAGCGAGACTTAACGCTGTCATCTGAGATTTGGCCTAAGAACTCTGTGCCTGGACGGCGTGTCACGCCACCATGCGGCATAACCACCATGTTTGTCAGGTCAGACAAACCCTCAGTGTACTTCTCAATATTCGTGCGACCCTCTAGGCGTGGACTAATCTCACCTGCCGTAAACGAGCTAAACGCGGGTGCTGATCGTGCCATTTAGAACCTGCTTTCAATAAAGTCGCTTGCCTCTAGGCGCTGGGTTGCACCTTCTGTTGCATCGTTAAAGCGAGCCTCTGTCATCTTGCTTTCGTACAATGCTGTCTGGATTTGAACCATTGATGTTGACCCAGTGATTGCGTAGCAAATCTCAGCGCCAAGGCGAGCAGATAATGCCTCAATCAAACTTGCGTCATACTGAGAGGGGTCAGTCACACGACCAATATACTTGATCCGCGCTGTGCCTTCATCCGTGAGTAGTTTGCGACCCTCAATAACAAACACTGGGCCACCAGAGTTATTCGTAATATTGTCCTGTGGATAGGATAGCGTACCGTTAGAAAACTCTAAAACCCGCAAGCAAAACGGGTTAGTCGGTAGGGCATATTGTTTAGCGTATCCAAATGCAGGAACTTCAGTTTCTTGCGCAAGCTGCGCTCGTCGGATTAAGCAGTTCCAAGGATGTGCGCGAAACACAGCATCGCGTACAGCTTCATATCTTTGATTAACAATTCGTGCCGCTTTACTGTTTTCGTCTAGCGAGGAAATGTTAGAAGCGCCCAAGTTGTTTAGCGCATAGTTTGCAATATCAACTGTACTTGTCATCTACTCTTACCCTGTAAAAGAAGGGGCGGCGAACCGCCCCGTTCTATTTAGTCAACCACATACTTGATTGTGCATTCAATAGTACCAGTACCTGCGGCACCGCCCATTGTAGCTGTCACAATCACGCCATCCTCATCCGCGTCTAGTTCTGAGCCTGAGCCTAGAGCTAGAGTTGCAAGGATGTCGACTTTACCAGCAGTTGCAGTAGATGCCGCCGCTTTGTAAGCAGCAGCCGCAGCAGAAACAGCAGTGCCATCTGCGTTGTTGTACGCAGCGTGACCTACTGACAACGTTGTTGATGCACCTAGCCCATCATACGCTAGAGAACCTTCCAACAAACGTGCGCCGTCTGGTAGAGTAAACATCTCAATAACATCACCAGATGCTAGAGCAGACGCTTCGTATGTGCCATGAGCTACGCGAACACGTCCGCCCATCTCATTAGCTTTGTTCATCACGGCTGGGGTAGCGCGTGTGTTAGTACGTTGTGCTGAATATACAGTAGCCATTTTCTAGTCTCCTTCTTATTCGCTACACGCGATTTCGACGACTTTGGCTTCTTCCATACGTGTCGCACCGATTGACTGACAGTAGTAAACCTGTGTTGCGTATGACTTGTCTGCACGTTCATCAATACGAGCTGCTGGCTCTTTGCCAACTGCAAGCTTGATACCGTCACCAGCAAACGCGATAACCTGGCGGTCACCTGAGCCGTCTGTTGTTAGGCGGTTGCTTACGTGGAAGTTGAAGCCTACGAATGTGCTGATTTCACCCTGCGCCAACGCCTTAACAGTGTTGAAGTCGCTTGATGTCACAGTTGTGTTATTCAACAAATCGTGGATTTGCTTTGGCGAACAAACGATGTGACGTGGGATAGATGGATCAACATTGCCCTCGTCCAAGATTTGCTTTGCGTTTGTTAGCTTGTCAATTGTCAAGCCAGATGACGCAACTGCAATCTTTTGTGCAGATGGTAGCGCTGTAGTTGTCGCACCGTCTTTGCCTGTTGATGCATTGCCTAGAGCAGCAGAGATGATCACGTCATCCATTGCGCGGCCCATAGCAGCAGCAGCAGCACGGCTGTATGTTGATGTCGGATCAACAAGTAGACGCACTTTGTCTTGATCGTCGATCAAGTCTGCGTACTCGTAGTCTGACAATGTAACCATACGGCGTGAGTGTGGTGTATCCACAATCGGTGTGTCCGCATGGCGTGATGTGCGCAGGACAGCAGCCGCTGAACCCACTTGGTCAAAGAAAGCTTTTTCGCCATTCACGCTTTCTACATCTACCGCTGCACGCAGGATAGAACCCATTTGCTGTGATAGCATTTGGATGTTTGCAGAAAACTGATTGACAAAAGCTGTAGTGATTTGAGTAGACATTATGTCATCCCCTTACAGTTTCAGTTTTAGGTTTGCTGCGCTTGGTTATCCCGTATGGGGCCGTGCTATCGCTTAGGGCAACTACTCCGCTTGACTTACAAGCTTGCGTGTGGGCCTCTCGGTTGTCCACTACATGTACTCCCGAAGTCGCAAGACTTCTTGGATGTATGTGTCATGCTCTGGATGCATTCTATCCCAATATGGGCCATCTCGTCTAGTCATCTCTGCAACTTGACGTGATGCCTCTTCTGGGGTCATCACCAGCTCTGTTGTTTCACCCGCCAAATTGTCTTCGCCAATCGCGGATGCTAGGTTAGAAAACATGCGGATAATGTCAGGGTGATCGCCTAACATGCGACCATCAGACAATTGAATGTCATCAAACATCTCTGTGCCGCCCAATAAGTTCCGAGCAGCCATCTGCGCCATCTCTACGCGCTGTTCAAACGCTTGACCAAACTCCTGCCGCAATTCTTGCTCCCCCGCGTAGCGAGCCTCCTCTGCGCCCTGTGATGCTGTCTCGTTCATGGTGTTCACTGTCCCACGCACAAAGTTCATCATCTCATTAGCTTGGCTTGGGTTCAAACCAGCATTCAATGCATGCTCGCGGAACGAGGTTAGGTAGCTCTCGTCTAAAGGAACATCGCCATCAAACTCATATCCGCTCGCCTCTGTTGGCGCACCTAACTTGTTGTAAACCTCTCTCCACTCATCAGGAGTTGCAGATTTACTTGGCAGCGCAATCTTGTCTGCGCCGATCATGCGCTGGGCATTGACATAACTTTTTGCCAACGCGCCAGGGTCAGTAAACGTGCGCAAGCTTGGCTCATTGCGCAAGTCCTCTGGCAAACTTTCTAAAAAACTAACTGGTGCCGCTTCTGCCGCCTCTGGGGCTGCCGCTTCCGCTCCACCTGTATCCATTACCTCTTCGCTCATGAGGTGTCCTTTCCTTCGGTCAACATACGGACAATCAACAGCACTGCTGCTCGTTGACCTTCGTTAAATGCACTTTCGTAAGGATTGTCCGAATAAGTGGTTGTCTCAAACCCAAAGCGGGTTTTAAGATCACTCAATACAATTTCTCCATCGTCCGTGTTGAACGTCCGTCGATAGGAAAGTTTAAGATCGTCTATCTTCTTCACTGCTCAAGCCCACCCACAGCCTTAACCAGTGGCGCAACTTGACCAGCCGCCTCAGCGCCCATCATCTGTTGTTCCATAGCCTGCTGCTCTTGTGCCGCCTGCGCCTGCTGCCTGCGGATACGCGCAACCTCATCGTCGCTGCGGATCACACGCGCAGGAATGCCAGTGACCTCAACTAAGTACTGCACAAGCTTGTCGCTGTCCAAGTAATCCATGACAGGCGCAATCTCAGCGACCTGCATCATGACCTCGAACCCGCGCAGCATAGACTGCAAGTCAGTCAGCTTCTGCGCCTTCGCCAGTGGGCTTACATACTCAATGTCAATGACCTGGCCATGTAGTTGCTCAGGAGCGGCTGGGAGCAGCCCGTTCCTGAGCAGCAGCGCAAAGGAGCGGGAAATAAGAGGCTGCAACAACTCGGACTGCAACCGTCCGAGTACAGGCCCGAGCAACCGCATCTTCTCTTCATTGCGCTGCAACACTTCAGTCGCTGTCATCGCTGGGCCT